TTACCATTAACGACTTCTGCTTGAAATTTAAAAGTTTTATTTTTCTTTGTCATTACTGACAACTTAAACACTCATCGCTGTCACTATCGAGATCAGCTAATGCTTCCTGCTTACATTCATCACTACAGAACAAATCTAATTCTTCTTTAGCTTCAAATTCTTTTTTACATTTATTACAATTTTTTTTCATTACTCTAGTATTAACTTCTTTATCGAAAAAGATCCATCTATATTTGTCTCTAATTCCGCTGAACCAGTATAGCATTTATAAGATACACTTTCTGAATATTGTCTTTCCGCCTGACGCTTACCACGTAAACACGTAGCCATCGATTCTTGAATACGTGCCTCATTAATACTTCCATTAACAAACATAAGAAGTGCTACTACAGTTTCAATCATTGGCCATTACCATTTTTATATACTATCTCTCTGTTTTTATCTTTTAATTGTTCTACGTCAGATAACAATTTTGATATCTGACCTTCCATAAATTCTATTTTTAATTTATTACTCATATTCATTTCAATATTTTGTTGTAGTTTTTCTACCTGTTTATAGAGATCTTCGATCAACATGAATTGCTCAGAATCCGCGGGCAATGAACCTAATTGTCCACGTGGCCATTTTATTCTAAAGTCTGTGTTCTCTGTTAAATCTTTTTCCATTAACTGAAGTCTAGTGTCTGCAATATTAAGACGTTCAACAATCTGAAAATAACCCATCGTGCCAAGTGCTACGATAATTATTAATGAGACTACTGTCTTCATTGGCATCTGTACAGCTGCAGACTCTGATATGTTTAATGGTTTAGTCATCTTTAGGTTTTGGTAGAGGCAGTATATAATCTTTTGGTGGTATTTTCAATTTGCTTTTAGAAGGCCCTATAAGCTTATCTCCCATTAAATTGACCTCTGGGTTCTCTTTTTTGTATTCATCTTTCATATCATCCCACAAACTTTTTGAGTCAGATGGCCTAGTGTTATCTCTTGCAGGAGTTACACCTCTACATTTAGATACTAACAATCTAAAGTTTTCATTCTGTGCAAGACTAGGATTGCTGTTAACCCTACCACACATCTTCATTAATTCTAATTGTTGTTTGATTTGTACATTTTCTTTTGATGTTTTACAGTCTGTACCTAAATATTTTCTGTAAGTTATACTAAAATTTTGTGAGTCATTATCATAATCATTTGAATTATACGTATGATAATCTTGTTCGTTATTTCTATCTTCAACTCTAAATTCCATTTCACCACATCTTACACCATACTCATTAAGATATTCGTTTTTAGAATATGCAGGTTTAACACAAAAGGCTAAGAGAGTCATTAGCACGATCAATATACCTGTAAAATAATAATTCATCCTGAGAACCTCCATACATTACCTGTTTAAATCCTTAATATCATAGTCGTGTTCTCTAACTTGATCTGCTAGTTGTCTGTATAAATTTTCTGCCATCTGCCAAGTAGACTCTGCAGAAGTTAATCTTGTGTTTTGATCTGTAATTTTATCTTCAGCAACTTTTAGATCTCTTTGAAGATCTATAATTTCTTGCTGGTTTGAATTGATTGTGTCTGTAAGATTAACTATATAACGAACGCCAGTAAATGTACCGACTAGCACTGAAGCTACTACAGGTACCATGACTATATTTTTCTTTAACAGATCTGCTAAATTCATTTACATTCCTCATTTTATCTCTCCCCAATTGGCACCTTGTTCATAATCTACTTTGTTTGGAACTTTAAGTTCTACCGCTGATTCCATAATCTCTATAATGTTTTCAGCTTGAGCATCAGATTCAACGGAAATATCTACTTCGTCATGAATTTGTATGTGAGGTATTATACCATTTTCATATAAAGCTACCATACTTTTTTTTGTCATGTCAGCCGCACTACCTTGAATTAATTTGTTTAATGCCTTGTAAGTAAATGCACGTTTTAATGGCTCATCATATTCTTTTCTAGCCATCTCTAATGGTAGAGGTTTAAATATACCAAACTGTGTAGGCTGCCATAAATCAAAATGACATGCACGTCCACCTAAAGTCCTAATCTTTCCACGATCTTCTGCCTTACGTGTAACATTATCCATCAGTTGTTTTACAAATGGAGCCTTAACATGATACTGTCTTATTAATTTTTCTGCAGATTCTTTCATCAATCCTAACTCTGCCATTAATTTATTTTTACCCATTCCATACATAAGTCCAAGGTTAATAGTTTTTGCTTGCTTACGTTCTATGCCTGCCATGTCGGCCACGACCTGGTGGAAATCAGCGTCTCCGGCGTTGTATGCGTCAACAATTTCATCAACTCCCTCTAAATTTTGTAGTTTTGCGTAATGTACTAAAATTCTAGGTTCTTGTTGTGAGTAGTCAAACGATCCCCATTTAGTATTTTCTTCTGGAATAAATATAGATCTAATCATCGGTCCGAGCTCCGGGTGCCTCGCTGGAATCTGCTGTAAGTTTGGATTGCTCATAGAAAATCTACCTGTCACGGTCCCACCTTGATCTGATCTTATTTGATTTATGTCTGCATGGATTCTACCATTAGCAGAATGTTTTGTAATTGAATCTATAAAAGTTGTATGCGCTTTGTTTATCTCTCTTGCATCTGCAATTGATCTAGCTAATTCATGCGGATGGTTTTGTAAAAAGTTTTTAGTAAAGCTTGGCTCATTTGCTTTTTCAGTTCTATCGTAAGGTAACTTTAATTTGTCAAACGCTTTTGCAATACTTCGGGCTGCGTGTATTTCTACATCAATTCCTGTTAAAGATTTGATTTTACTAATGATTTTAGCTTCGCGTTCCATTAGATTTTTCTTTAATTTGTCTGCATGTTCAAGGTCAACTCTTACACCTTTGAATCTCATGTCAACTAAACAAGGAAATAGTTTTGTCTCCAGGTTAAACACATCCATAAGTTCTTGGTTAACAAGTTCTACACTTAATCTTTGCCATAACTTTAACGTAGCCTCTGCATCACGTTCAGCATACTCACCTACATACATTGCAGGAAGTTTGTACATTTCTGATTTAGGATTTATAGAATAACTTTTAGCTGCTTCTTGTAATATCTTTTCATCTTTACCAATGCCAACATAAAATTTAGCCAACGTATTTAATGCATAAGATAATCTATTCTCATCTATTAAAGACGCTGCAATCATAGTGTCAACGATCTTACCTCTAATCTTTATACCAGCGTGTCTTAACCAACAGACATCATACATTGCATTATGAAATATAAAGGTAGTTTTCTCTTGATTAACTAGATTCTGGACCCATTCTAAAACAAGTTTTTTGTCCATATTTCCACCACCCTCATGACCTATCGGATAATAGCCTGACCAGCCCTCTACGGCCACCGCAACGCCAGCAATGTGGCCTCTACCAATGACATTACCGGACCCTAACGTAGTTAATTCAGGATCATAAGTTTCTAAGTCAATAGATACTTCTTTGGCTCCTGATAAATCTTTTAGTTCGTGTGGTGCAACCCATTCTGTTTCGGGTGCAAATAATGGGATCTGTGTTCTTCTCATTCGTAGTCTCTCTCCTTTACCATCTCAAGATAGTGTATTGCTTTATCTATATCTTGTATGCCACCCTTCTCCGAGTGCCTACATATATACTTTATAGCGTTGCCCTCAGCAAAAAGCAACTTATTTTTATTTATAAATTCTGCTGGCTGTATTTTCATATACATGTAATGAGATCCTCCAACTTGTTTTAACATTGGATTTTCTTTTTCTGGTGTGTCGTCTGACATTCTATTTTTTTTCATCATATCCTCTCAGTTTTAAATAGTTAATTGCTCTCATTATTCCAGGTATTGTATCTCCTAATTGACCTATTGCAGTGTTACACCTAACACACAACCAACCTCTATGTTTTTTAGTATCATGACAATGGTCTGGAAATAATTCTCTTTCAGTTTTACATATCTCACAACCTAAAGGTTTTGTATGAATTAAATCCATTGATCTTCTATCACCTCTATCTACATTATAACATTCTGCACAAGTAGTCCTTGTTCTGTAATTATCAAAATTATCTTTCATGCATAAATGAAAATGTTTTTGGTTTTTATCTTGTTTACAAACAATACAATTTTTTATTTGATCTTCAGATCCTATAACACTTACCATTTTGTCTAATTTTTTACTCCAACGTTTAAATAATTTTTTCATAATACATAAGCTCGATCAAAGTTTTTAGGGTCCAACACATGCAATTCACGCTTCGCTCTCGTCGCTCCAGTATAAAATAATCTATGTAATTCATCTGGGTCATGACTAAAAGTTTCTATCGCTGCGCCTGTAAGGTCCTGTAATAATAAAACGTTGTCGGCTTCTCCTCCTTTCGCTCCGTGTATAGTTGACATTTTTATACGAGGATTTTTATTTATCATCTCACCATTCGCCCTCATGTTACGAATGTAAGTTTCTGTGATAGGATCTAAACCTTCAAAGGCATCGAACCATACAGCAGAAGTTGTTAAACCATGATCTTTTTGACACTCTTCTATTTTATATTTTGTATCAGAGTGTAGTGTTTTACCTTTTTGAAATCCAGGTACTACACTAGATCCTAGATACTCATAGATGTTTTTTATTTCTAAATGATTTAACAGTTCACCCTTACGCCATTGTTCCCAATTGTTAAGAGCTAATAATAATTTTAATGATACAGAGTTCATACCTTTAAATTGATAATACCATCCTTGTATCTCACATAAATCTTTAGCATCATCTAAAAAATAATTAGCAGAAGACAATACTAGCCAGTTACCTTTAGACATATCGACTTGTGTTATATCAGAATATCTTTTTAATATACCTATCTCATCTCTAGGTTTATATTCTTTATCAAATCTGTTTTGTACTTTGTTAATAATACTTTGTGATAGTTCATGTATAGGTCCACCAGGTATACGATAAGATTGATTTAATGTTTGTATGTCATCAACTTCTTCTTTTAATGCTATGAAGTGATCTACATCTGCACCGGCCCATTTAAATATTGCTTGGTCATCATCACCTGCAATATAAGTTTTACCTGCTCTTGCCCAAATCTTTCTTACCATATCCCACTGCAATAAAGATAGATCTTGTGCTTCATCTATAAACAACACCTCAAACTTATTTAACATTTCTTTTTCTAAAAATAGTTCTAGTAAATCTGTAAAATCTTTTAGACCTTTTTCTTTTTTAAATCTTTTTAATTCTTCTGCCAATAAAAATAATGTACTTCGTTCTATGTCTAATATATTTTTTCTAGAATCATAGTATTCTAATAAGTCTAAACGTTTAACTCTAGCTGTATTTATAATTGTAAGATATTCGTTATCAGAATTAAATGTACCATCTTCTGTAGAATAGTTTGCAGTCTTAATTGGTATGCCACATTTCTGCCCAAATTCCTTATAGTCTTCTGACTTCATCATTTTCTCTTTAGTCATACCTAATTGATTAAATGCGTATGAGTGTAGAGTTCTAAAAAAAGGTAAATCGTTCTCTTTATCTAATCCAAACTTCTCTGCAGCACGATCAGCTGCCTCTGTTGCGGCTTTTTTAGTAAACGAAAAGTACCCAATTTGTTTAGGTCTAATCCCATCTTTTAGAAATTCGTCGACTAAGTTTAACAACGTTGTTGTCTTTCCCGTTCCTGGAGGTCCTAGTATTATTGTCTTCATATTTTTTAAGTTTCCTTTCTGCGATTTGTAATTGTACTTGTGTTAGTTCTAGTTCTTCTGTTAGTTCTTGTATTATTAATCTAAATCTTAAATGCCAATTTTTACCTAAGTCTTTACTATACTTCATTAAAAATTTTCCTGTTGATAAGGTTCTTTAGATGTAGATGGTTCTACTTTTTTCATAGTATTAATTTTAATTAATCTTGGTGTTTGTTTTTTAATTGTCATTCTTATTTCTTCTACAAATATTTCTTCTAATCTTTTTATTAAGTTACCTGTTTTAATTTTATCCATATCCCAGTTATTCTTTTTTAAGAAACTATAAAAGTCTTCCATTCTAAAATATGTAAACTCTCCATCTGTGTATGGTAATTTATTAAATATATCGTCCATAGTTCTTGCTGTCTGTCTGTTAGTAGTCCAATCTTGCAAGAGTCCTGTTACTTCATTAATAGGATCTAAAGACTCCAATGGTTCTACTTCTTGTAAGTTAGTCATCATTGGTTTTAAAAAATGTTGTTTCCAATCTTTTGGTTTAGGTACAGGTACAATTTTATTTGCTTGATCTAAACATGCTAAAGCAAACATACCAGGATTGTAAAGTTGTTCTGATTTTAATTCTATTCTTTTTTTATCTACATCTAAAAACCATTGTGGTGGTGTTGATGTATACTTAGTTAAACTTCCTAGGACAGGCATCTCTTCTTCACCAAATCCTACACCAAATCTTTTAGTTCTACACAAACCTGATTGACATACAGAATTAATAGGTGCATCTTTACATCTATATTTATCATAACCTTTTCTGTTAACTGATTTAATTAATTGTTGTACCTCATTATTATTTAATGGTGGATCCATAAATTTCATGTTGGCTTTTACAATTTCATCTTCCCATGTATCAGGTTTAGATTGTTTATAAAAAACTGCTATGTTAAATAGCGCATTGTTTCTAGATCCTTCTCCAAAACCAATTGACGCTAGTTTATTTAAACACGGCGGTCCCAAGGGGAAAGCTTCTTCTCTTTTTTGTTCTGCAACTCGAATTCCTTCAACATCTCCTTTGGTGCAACTATACTTATCATACGCAGTATAAAACTGCTCAAGTGTAATAGCATTACCGTTATCATCAATCGCATATCTTAATCCTTTCGTTCCGTCATAGTAGGGTAAGTTTAAAAAATTACCAGTGTCCCCACGTTCCACTAATATTTCTGTTTGTTTTGGAAAAATTTCTGACCCTTCATAACCTAATACGATAGCCATCTCTTTTAATTTTGATTGCATCAAAGATGCTGCAATGTTTTCTTTAGTAAATAAAAATACGTGTGCGCCGCCTGACTTACTACGGCAAACTATTAAGGGTAACTTATGATCCCTAATACTTTTAATGAGGCCAGCGTGATCAAAGTTATATTCGTCAATATCAATACACCCCCACCTACAATCATTAGTATCTGTGATAGGGATAATCCCGAGGGCCGGACCTCTTCCTGCCAAGTGATCGGACCAAAGCCCGTCGTTGACGTTTTTACGAACAATAAAGGCTTTGCCTTGTTGTTTGCCATTTTCTCCTCTGTCACCGGGTTGGTATTGTCCATATGCTATAGTTAATCCGCTAAATATTTGTTTGAATTTTTCCATATATTCCTTTTTCCTTTCTTTGTAAAGGGGATCTTGCGATCCCCTTCAAAATAAATTTAGTACGGAGTACTATCTTTACTTTTCTCTTCAACATCAGCTTTTGTTTGCACGTTACCCTTTGAGACACTCTGATTAAAATCCTTTGCACTTAAGTACAAAGCTTTATCTTCTTGTCCCATGATTCTGTCCTGTGTAACAGACCAACCATACCAAGAACCTTTATCGTTCTTTTGTAGTACAGATGCTAAGTTATACACAACCCCATGCATCGGAGGGATAGCAAATCCACCCTTACCGTCAGGTATTTGTATGGTTTTCATCATAGAATTCCATTTTTTACTAACGTTAAGCTGCGTCGACTTCATAGTTATCAACGCTGGTGTCATCCCACCTGCTTTTGTTTCAACCAAAACATAATAAGAAGCTGTCTCTTCTAAATAGTTACCGTTAGGTAATCTAATTTTAGATCCATCTCTCTTACCTGTTTGAATTACCGGACTGTTTGGTAGGTGAGAAGCTACAGGTGCTCCTGGGCCATCTCCTCTATCAGACCATTCTGGATAATCCTTTTTGTAATAACAAGGAATTACCTTGATACCTTTTTTACCATCGAACAATTCGCTGGTAACAGTATTATAAATCATGCCTGGTTTAGCACCATCTATATACTTCGCATCACCATCAGTTACCTGCGGTGATAGTTGTCCTAAGATTCTGACAAACGGTAACGCCATATCTTCTTGCGTCATGTTCTCAAAACCTTGTTGCAGGTCGTCGCCAAACAAGGCAACGGATCCTGTGTTTTTAGCTGTCATTTCATTAGCCATTATACATTCTCCATTAGTTATTTCCGGCTGATTTTAGTTTTATCTTTAATCCAAAGACTAAAGCAATCAGAAGGCATGTCGAGGCCGGCCTCAACACGCTCCCGATATAGAGCTGTTAACGTATTCCAAGACACATCAGATTTCTGTTGTGGCTCAAAACCATTCTCAGCTGCAAGGTTAAGCAATTGCTCAGCCTTGTCATCTTCTCCTTTACCAAAAGAAACAGAAACATTATTTTTAATAATATCTCCTAATCCTTGGTCACGAAGCCATTGTAGAGCATTCTCTCTTTTAGTATCATCTTTAGGTACTGTTGCTCTGAATTCTTTTTTAACAGATACTTTAGATCCATCAGCTAATTTAATTTCTGATAAACCTTGTTCAGCAAGTAGTTCTGGTATTACACTAGAACTTATAAAGTCTGCTTCTTCTTTTTTCTTTTTAAGTTGCTCTTCTAAATCTGTAATCTCATCTTCTTTTTTTTTAAGATTAACACATTCAGCAGCTATAGTATTTACTTCTACATTATCTAAAAGATCTGTAGAATCATTTAACATCATATTTCTTATATCGTCACTCATAGTTATCCTTTCTGATAGAGATCGAAATTAATAGGATAGTATTTAGCCTCTCTTCGATCCCATTTCAAGAGGTTAAATTTTCCATTTGTATTATCACTTACTATTGCACAAGATATTCCTATAACTGCAGGATCTCCTGTTAATAACACGTAATCTTGTTCTCTAAAATCTCTTAAGTTTTTTTGCATTTTAAAAACAAAAGGACTAGAGCTAAATATTATTTGTGAGTCTGGACCAAAGTTAGGTAAACAAATTACCAAGTAACCAAAATCTGATGCACCTAATATATTTATATTAGCTGGTGGATGTTGTAATACATAAACAAAATTTTCTTTAGGATTCTCTTCTTTAAAAGATAAAAAATCTGCTAAAGATTTAGGTTTGTATAATTCAAATATTTTATTTTTCATTTTTAAACTTTCTATTTAATTCTATTATTCTCTTGACAGACTATATAGTAGTGTTTATATAATTGTCAACTAGAAAGAAGAAAAAAATTATGAATTATAAATTTAAGACAAAACCATACGACCATCAAATTACTGCGTTAGAAAAATCGTGGGATAAGAAGGAGTATGCATACTTTATGGAAATGGGTACAGGTAAATCAAAAGTGTTAGTAGATAATATTGCTATGCTGTATGATAAAGGTAAAATAAATGCGGCGTTAATTATAGCACCAAAGGGTGTTTATAGAAACTGGTTTTCTGGAGAAATACCAAATCATTTAGCTAGTCACATAGATCATAAAACTGTACTATGGACTGCGACTACATCTAAAACAAAGGATAAAGAGTATCAACAATTATTTAAAGTAGACATAGACCTTCACATCCTTGTAATGAATGTAGAAGCATTCTCGACAAAAAAAGGCCTTGAATTTGCCACAAGGTTTTTACGATGTCATAATACTTTGATGACTGTAGATGAGTCTACTACAATTAAAACTCCTACAGCTAAAAGAACTAAATCAATTTTATTGTTAGGTAAGTTAGCAAAGTACAAAAGAATTCTTACCGGATCTCCTGTAACTAAATCACCATTAGATTTGTATACACAGTGTGAATTTTTAAACGAAGAGTTACTTGGCTTTACTTCTTATTATTCATTTAGAACAAGGTATGCTGTTATGAAGACAGCTAATTTTGGTGGTCGATCTGTACAAATTGTGGTTGCGTATAGAAATTTAGCAGAATTATCTGAAAAGCTATCACCTTTTTCTTATCGCTGTTTGAAAGAAGATTGTTTAGATTTACCT